TGCCCTTGTCGCCGTCCACAAGGCCCTCGATCGGGCCCTCGCTGATGGCGTCCACAATGGTGACGATCTGGGTGGACTGCAGGGTATCGGGCTGTTCGACCGGCGTGCGGTACGAGCCTCCGCCGCCCTTGCCCTTGGAACCGGTAATGATGATGTCTTTTTCTGATTCCCTGTCCACTCAGATCACCTCCTCCGGGTACATTCCGGCGCTGATAACGACGCTGCCGCTCCACATCGTGCCATAGATGACGGGGACGATGTTCCCTTCTTCGGTCAGGTTGACCGCGCCGCCGAACGTGTAGCTCTGCTTTGTCGCTGCGCTTTCGTGCGACGGGTCGACCGTCGGCGTGGGGCTGAGCATCTGGCCGAGGCCGTTCAGCAGCATCCCGGCGCCGAACATGATCAGGTTCTTGCCCCAGAAGGCCGCCGATGTCGCCGCGCTGAGGCCGGCCATGCCGCCGGCAACGGCAAAGCCGACGCCGATGAGCGCCACGCCGAGGATGACTTTAAGCAGGCCGTTCCGCTTGCTGCCGCACGCAACGGGCACAAGATGGAAGTCAGTTTCGCCTCCCAGGTGCATCATCAGCTCCGTGTCGTCAAGTGCATAGTTGCCGCGCAGGACGCGGAACTCGCCGTGGCGGATGAAAGACAGGAATCCCTTCAGCTGGACGCCGAGGGCGCGGATCACTTCGCCCGGCGTGTCCACGTCGAGGACGTACATTTTGCCGAAGCGGCGGCGCAGCGCGCCGTGCAGAATGATCCTACGTCTCATAGCGGATCCACCTCACAATATGCCGCTGCCAGCGTCCGACAGGCTCGCGGACGGACAGGCGGTTGTACAGATGATGCAGGATGAGGCCGCCCCCAAGGTACACGGCCGCGTGGTTGACGACGTTCGACCGCGGCACGATGATCAGCGCCACGTCGCCAGTTTCGGGCTGTTCCTCCGGTGTCATGGCGCGGAAACCGGCCTCCTCGAAATTCGCACTGTACAGGTCTTCGCCGCTGCGCCACCAGTCGTTGTCGCGCGGGAAATCCGGCAGCGTAACGCCGCGTTCCAGGCGGTAATAATCCCGCACGAGGGCATAGCAGTCGCCTCGCCCGTCGTTTCCCGAAGGGCCGTGCCGGAACTGGCGCCCCAGCAGCGGCGGAACGGGCAGGCTGTCACCCCAGAAGAACGGCGGCTCTGCGTAATCGGCATACGAAACAACGATGCCGAACGGCACGCCGCAAGCGATCTGCGACTGCATATCCGAAGCGCTCGGCTCGCCGGGGCCGTCCGGATGGCTGTGGACGATTGCGGCGATGTCCGAACGCGCCATCGTCCCCGTAGAAAACCGGAAGTCATGCTCCGGATCCGCGGCGCTGTTCTCGCAGGGCAGGTATTCCCCATCTGAAAGAATCAGGCCGCACGATTCGCGCGGGTATTCCGCGACGGCGTGCAGCCTGATCTTGTCGTTCAATTCTCTGTTGTTGAAGTCGATCATGTTCATGCCCTCGTTCTGGCGACGCCGGGGAATCCTCCGTAGTACAAGGGATTGCCCTCGCCGAATCTCAGCACGCAGTCGCTCAGCCGGTGCCCGCACACGTCGCCGCTCTCGTCGGTCGTCTCGCCGTTCTTGTCATAACACGCTTCGCCGGTGTAGGGACAGGCCATATCCGTGCCGTCATAGACAAACTCCTCCTCGCTGCTGTCCCAGTGGCGGTAGATCCACGGGCAGGCGTCGCGGAGGACCTGGCGGCTCGGCAGTTTGAGGTTCGGAAGGTCGAGCGGCGCGAGCAGCTCCCAGACGGCGTTCTGCTTATTGACGCTGACGCGGTCCACCAGGAAGACGTCGGAAGGATAGGCGATCGACTCGCCGCCGTCCTCATGTCCGTCGAGATACCTGTCGAGCGTGCGGATGCGGTACAGAGTCGCGCCCTGCCCGCCTTTGTAGCCGAAGATGAGGTCGAGCATCCGCTGCGGGATCTCGCCGGCGTCATCCGCGACGGACGTGGTGATCTTCGGCCTGGGCAGCGTGTCGCCTTCCCAGGTGAAGCCCTCGGCCGCGAAGTTCATCGGCGGGTATTCGATGCCGCCGAACTGGACCGGCGAGCCGTCTTCCTCGCAGCAGTTCGCCCAGCGCAGGATCGGCCCGCCGAGGGAGGAACAGTCGAGCGTGTACAGAAAGATGAACGCGCCGGGATTGAGGCTCTGGGAAGTCTCGGAAAGAAGTTTGACGGACATCAGGCGAACACCTCTTTGAATTCAGCTGAGAGATTTACGACCGTGGCCTGTTGGTCCTCCGTCCACTGCACGCAGCGCCATTTCCCCGTCTGCGTGTCATACGGAGACTGCCAGAAAAACGGCTTTGTCTTCTGCGCTGAAAGGAACTGTGTGATCTGGGCGGCCTGAGCAGGAAGAAGATTCTCCCACCTGAGTGAAAGCGTCCGCACTTCGGCGTTGATGCCGTTGAGGATCGTCTGTTCATATTCATCGCCAAAGGTGTTTTCCTTTGTCCTGATCTGCCGCTGTACACTCTGTGAAGTTGGCAGACGCGGCGGATTAAACGTATTGTACGGCATTCTCTCACTTCCTTATGCGTAGGCGCCGGCACGGAAGAAGCCGCGGCGCTTGTATTGCGAAAGCTGGTCTGCGATCCGGGCATCAACGACATCCCGCAGCTGACGGCTCATCTCGTTTGCCTGGCGTTCGCTCATCTCGCCGCTGCCGTTGTTCTCCACGTTGACGTTGATAACGGGCGCGAACACGCCGCCTGCGCCTCCGGAGGCGTACACGCCAAGCCGGCCATGGCTGTCGCGCTCCAACGGCATGATGGCTTCAGGACCGGCTTCGCCCATCAGGCCGGTGCCGCCGGCAAAGCGGAACAGCGTCGGACGGCCGACGATGCCGCCGTTGGCAAAGGGGATGACACCCGCAGGACCGAAAGCGTCGCCCTTGGCTCGGCCGCTTACCCCGTCAAGTCCGCCCATCGTTACGGCAAGCGGATTCGACGAACCGCCGAACAGTCCACCGAACATTTTCGTGATGCTCTGGAGCAGCAGCATCTTCGTGACGGTGTAGATGATATCCTGGCCGAGCTTTTGCAGCGTCGAACCAAGGTCTTCGCCGTAGGCGATGGCGCGTGCAAAGCCGTCGGCCAGTCCTGTGCCGACGGTGACGGAGAGATTGTCGAACGACGCCCTGGCGTCCTTGATCGCCGCCGTCATGCCGGAAAGGAACGTCTGTGACGACTTCTTGGCCGCGTCCATCTCCTTTTGCAGGTCCTTGGTGATGGCAGGGTATTCGATGTATGTGGTCTTCAGGCTCTTCAGCTGCGTCTCGTATTCGCCGAGCGTGATCTGGCCGTTGGCGAAACGCTCTTTGAGGGATTCCAGAGAAGGAGCCAACTGCTCGGACATGACACGCTGAAGCTCGTCAAAGACGCCGCGGGCTTCCTCGCTCCACGCGCCAAAACCCTGGCCGCCGGTCAATCCGGCGAGGCGATCTTTGAGGCTGGCAGCGTACTGCGTGTCGTCGAGGAAGCCGGCAGTGTTCTGCCATTTCATAGCGTCCCATCGTTTTTGCGTGCTTTCTTTCTGCTTGTTCGAAATCTCACGCTGCATGTCGATAATCTTTTTCTTGTCATCGGTAAGAGCCGAAGGCATTTTGGCATACATCTTCGCAAGCTCGCTCTGGAATGAAGCTGGATCCGCACCGAGGTACTTGATCGCGTCCTGCATCTGCCCGATGCGTCGCTCGACAGCGGATTTGCCGGAAGACTTTGAAGAAGACGTCTTTGTTGATCCACCTTTGTTTTGGGCAGAAGCTCGTGCAATTCTTTGCCTCTCTTCAAAAGCCGTCTGTGATTTGATCCTGTCTTCCAAATATTTAATTCGAGCATTTGCAACTTCGCGCTTTTGACTGTTCTGTCCAAGAATCTGATTTTTGGCGATAACCTCGTCAGGAACAGAAGATACTGCCAGACCAGTCGCTTGCAACGATGGATCATATCCTCGCTGTTTGCTCATCAATTCGATTATCTCAGCGTTCAATGATTCATATTCACTCGTCAGATCAGCCACTCTATTTTTCTGTGTTTCAAGTTCACGGTTCAGCTCTGCCAAAGTAAGACCATTAAGACTTGCTGCATAATCGTCCACTGCTTTCTGAAGTTCCTCTGTCTTTTCCTGAGCCTGTTCAGCTGATTTGACGTAACCATAAACGCCCAAGCCAATGGCCAATGCTGCGACTGCAGCGATCAGCCCTGCTGGCGACATAAGGAAAGCACCCACACCGACAAAAGCCGCTTTCATTTTTGCAGCTGCGCTCGCTGTTTTCAGCATAGCTACGGCTGCTTCCGACGATGTATCACCGAGCATTTTCATCTTGCCGGCAACTTGCAGCGCCTGAGAAAGTGCAACGAGCTTTAGCGATAATTTATGAACATGCGCCCAGCCTGTGGCTATTTTCGGAAAAAAGTAACCGCCTGCAAGGCTTGCCGCGCCGGCTGCTGCTGTCACAGCGCCAATTGCAGAAATGAGTTTCCCGAAAAGTGAAGTCGTCGAAAACAGCTTTTGAAAAAGCGGAAGTGCTGTGTACTCAATAACCTTGATGAACATATTGCCTAAAGGCGCCAAGGCAACGCCAACCTGATTCATCATCTGGCTCCACTTCTCGCCAAAAGTCTTTGTCTGATCAGCGTCCTTGTTCATCTGACCGCTCATCTGGCCGAGTTTTGCGGTCAACTCGCTCACATTGAACGCACCGCTCCTAATTGCACGAGCAAATGTCGCACCCTCGTTACCGCAGTACGCCATTGCCAGACGCGCAGCTTCCGTCTCGGTCGAAGCGTTCCTGACGCGTTCGATGAAGTTCTGAAAGCCTGCCGAGGTGTCATTTACACCGGCTTTTAGCATGGAGTTCAACACTGATTTCAGAGTTTTCATCGCTTTTTCTGAGCGCAGACCTGACTTTTCCAGCAGTCCGATTGCAGCAGCGCTTTCTTCATATGTCATTCCCAACGCCATCAGCGTGCCGGAATTTGCAGCGAGCACATCGGACAAATGACTTACGCTGTCGCCGGTGCTCTGGGCGATGACGTAAAGATCGTTGACGAACTTTCCGCCGCTCTGCGCGCTGACACCCCACACGTTCATGGCCTGGGTCACGGCGGTGATGTTGCCTTTCAGCTCACCTCCGGTCAGGCGGGTGAGGTCAAGCATGGTCTGGCTCATTTTGCGCAGAGGTTCTCCGGAAAGTCCGAGGCGAGTATTAAGATCAGCGACGGCAGTCGCGCTTTCCTGAAAGCTCTGAGGGCCGGAAACAGCGACTTTTTTAAACTCTTCCTGCAAACCTCGCAAAGCGGCTCCAGTGGCACCGGTTCCAACCTGAATCAGTTTATAGGCGTCCTGTAGTTTTTTTGCTGCGGTCACTGCCGCGCCAATTTTGGAAAAGCCGTACATGCCGTTATACATTAGCGTCGGAGCTTTGATTTGCAGGCTTTTCCCAAGATCTCGCAGTTTTTTCTGGACAAAAAACATGCCTTTGTTAAACTGCTGAAGATCGAAAGAAAGACCAAAAGTCAATTTTGCATCTGCCACAGTCATCACTCCACAAAAAAGAGACCGTCCCAGCATTGGGCGGCCTCTTTTCATAAATTATATTTATTTCTCTTTACAATCAGAGCGTGAGCTCTGTTTTATTCTAATTGAACTGATGAAACAAGCCAAAGTTCCAAGAAGTACGCAGATAACGACAATCTCATCGCCAAAGGCTATCATCACCGTTAAAACAGATAAAAGAACCGCAAACAGGAACAAGGCAATAGTCATAAATAGTCACCTCCACTGCGCCTATTATAGCACAGCAAAGACAATTCGATTATTGTGCACGGACAGCCTTTATGACTGTCCGCGCTTCTTTCGTGCCTTGATTCTGTTCACCGTCTCGCGGTAATGGTCGAGTTTGGTCATGATCTTGCCGCTCGCCCACACCCCGGTCAGTTCTTCGATGTCGGGACATTTCTTGGCCCAGACGGCGGCACGGATCCACAGGGCAAGACGGGCGTCGCGACGGCCGCGGAGGAATTCGCGGTAGCGCCAGCCCTCGATCATGTCGGTGAGGTCGCCGAGGGTGACAGTCCAGAGGTCGTCATTGGACAGCCCGAGGGGGCCGAAGGCGAGATACAGCAGGTCGCGC